CAGGTCCTGGGCAACACCCAGGCCGGGATACAGGAAGAGGGCAATGAGCACCTCGGGTGAGGAGGACCAGGGGCCGCCCGGCCAGTCGGCGCTGGCCCTGGCGGAGGCACTCGGCGTGACGCTCGACGAGATCTCCCGGCGACTGGAGGCGTACTCGGCGTTCGGCCAGCGCAGCAGGCAGATCATTATCGCGCTGGCCGTGAGTTTCACGCTGGACATCGCCCTCACCGTCGTGCTGGGACTCACCGCGCTGCAGGCGCACGGCACGGCCGACACCAACGCCCAGCTGGTCCAGGAGCTGCACACGCAGCAGGCCGCGCTGCACGCCGAGCAGCTCGCGTCGTGCGCTGACGGCAACACGTTCCGCGCGGACCAGGACGTCATCTGGCAGGACTTCATCCGCATCCTCACCACGCCGACCGCGACCTCCACGAAGGCACAGGAGGCAGCGGCGGACAAGCTGGCGTCAGAGTTCCTGAAGTACGTCACCACCGTGAACCACGCGATCGACTGCACGGCCCTGTACGGGCCGTAGTGCCTTGTGCGTAATAACGGGCATGGGAGCGGGCGCGGCATCAAGGTCTACGGCCCGTGGCATGACCCGCTCGTGTTCAAGGCTGACGTGGAGCGCGAGATCGGCCCACGTCTCAGTACGGACATGACAGTCGAGCGGAAAGACGTAGAGGGCCACTACTGGCCGGGGAACATCATGTGGCTGCCCAAGGCCAAGCAGCCGCTGAACAGACGGCGCAAGTACGACGCTGAAGAGGTAGCGGCACTGCTGGATAAGGCGGTAGCAGAGGCACTGGCTGCTCACCACTGCGAGGGGTGCCAGTGCGCGGGTTAGATTCACCAGCAAGCTGAGCCTGGCCTCCTGTGCAGGAGGCCAGGCTTTTTCGCTGCGCCGATTACACCTCCCGAAGACCACGGTCTAGCAGGAGGTCGCGCGACCATGCCTACCCTGAGCAACTCGTACGCGGGCACGCCGTTCGAAGGCTTCTCGCTCAGCCACGCGGCCATTCTCAGCGGAACCACTGGGGCTGAAGGTGCCACCGTTTACGGTGTGCGAAATGGCACCATCAGTACAGACCAGGGTAACTTTGAGAACACTGGTGACGATGTGGTTTTGAGCGAACACTTTTGGATTAATTTCGCCAACGTTACGATCGAGGAAGGTTACATCCCTTTCTCGACAATCGCGTACATCACCGGCACGAGCGTCACCTCCTCCGGTGCGGCGGGCGCGGACTACTACGCCATCCCGCTGTGGACCCTGGCCTCGATGAACCAGGTGACCCAGCCGCTGGCCATCCGGGTGCCGTCCAAGGACGCCGGCGGGCAGATCCGGACACTCGACTTCGTCCTGTACCGTGTACAGTTCCAGCCTTTCAACTTCACCGGGCCGAGCTACAAGACCGGCCTGAGCTGCAGCATTGCCGGGCGGGCGCTGTTCAGCACCGTCAACGAGATCGGGCAGGCGCTGCCGGTCGCCTACGGCGGCACGTCCGGTTCCAACGGCATGTCCATCGGCCGCCTGGTGTCCCTGCCGGGCACCGAGACGGGCGCGTTCGTGGCCGAGCCGTTCGGCGCGGGCGGTGGCACGGTCGTCTAGCCCTGGCTGCTTGACTGCGGTATAGTGGCTAGTGAATTGTGGCGATTCCGGACGGCGCGCTTCTTCGGGAAGCGCGCCGTTTCGCGTTACCCGGCGGCTTGACTCGGGTACAGTAACGTTGCGTTCCACGGTCCAGGCACGCGAGAAGGCGCATCCTTTGGCGGGGGTGCGCCTTCCTGCTGCCCGCCGATTGCCCCGGCACCTGACCTAGAGGACCCTGAGAGGACCCGTCACATGCCGGACGACAGCGAGCTGGACCGCATTGACCCGCAGCCGGTAGGCGTCAAGCTGTCGACCGGCTGCGCCCTTGAAGTGGTGCGGATGCAGACCAGGCAGTTCTTCCGGCTGCTGCGGGTGCTCACCCACGGGGCCGGGCCGGCGCTGACCCAGACGCAGCTCAACTTCCAGGGTGACCCGGACGAGTTCGGCACCAAGCTGCTGATGCTGGTGGTCATGGCCATTCCCGACGCCGAGCAGGAGACCATCGCCTTCCTGTCGTCGATGTGCCGGCCGGCGGGCGTCGTCGACAAGCCGGCTTCCCAGATGAGCAAGCAGGAGACCGACGCCAACAAGGAGCTGTGGGACAGGTTCGGCACCGAGCTGCACAACCCGGCGCTGGAGGACACGCTTGACCTGATTGAGGTCATCGTGCGCCAGGAGGCCCCGGAGCTGCAGGCCCTGGGAAAAAAACTCAAGCGGATGTTCGACCTGTACAAGAAGACGGGCCAGGACAAGACGCCGCCGGACCCGGAGCCGCCAGTGCAGGATCTCAGCTCGCCGGCGCCTTCGCGGCGGCGTTCGACACGCTCAGCCACGAGTACGGATGGACCGACGAGTACATCCTCGGACTCCCCGTCTGCCGGCTGAGGCAGGTGCTGGAGGCGGCCGGGGCGCGGCAGCGGAGCGAGCAGCGCGCCCGGCTGAAAACGGCCGAGTGGCAGGTGAAGACGATCTGCAGCTTCATCGGGGCGCAGGCCCCGGTCGACGTCGACAAGCACGGGGGGCGCAACCCGCTGGTGGAGATGGCCGCCTCCATCGACATCTTCGGCACCAAGTCGCCGGAAGAGCAGGAGCTGGACCGCATCCGCGGGCCAGCGGTGGCCGCCCGCGTGGAGGACGACCCGCGGTTCGGGAAGGTCGCCGCCGACCCGGAGCAGGGCGTGGAGGCCAGCAACTCAGCCGGCTCGTATGAAGCGCTGATGGCAGCTTTCGCGGGTCCCCCTCCAGTACCTGGTCGGGAGGGTCCCTCATGATGGTCATCAGCCGTATAACAGAGAGCTGCACGATGCTACGTGGTTGCACGAGCACTACGTCACTCAAGGTAAGACCCTTCGCGAGATCGCCAACCTTCTCGGGTGCAGCACCCCTCACGTGTCGGTATCACTGAAGCGCGCAGGAATCGCGGCACGTCCGCACTCTTCTTGGCGTATAGACATCGCCGGGCGTGAGTGCTGTCGATGCGCCCGGTATCAGTCCTGGACGGAGTTCTATCCTTCGCGCGCTTCTCGACCGGGAGGCCGAGAAGCGATACGTGCACCGTGCCAGTCAGCTGCTCCGGTTCGGTATCACCCCGGAAGACTTTGCATGGTTGTTCGAGAAGCAAGGCGGCGTATGCGCATTGTGCTTCAGGGCGGAAAGTCGTTCAGACCCGCGGTGGGCGGAAACTATCTGGACCTTGGCGGTAGACCACGACCATAGTCATTGCGGCGGGAACAAGGCGTGCAAGCAGTGCATCCGCGGTCTGCTCTGTGCTAGCTGTAACACCATGCTCGGGCGCGTGGAAGAGGCTGGTGAGCCGCTTGTTCTCCGGTTCGCTGATTATCTGCGCTGTCGTCCGTTCATGCTTCCGCCGGTGCCCGGCCGTGGCTAGGGCCTGGTACGCGCGGGTGTGGCGGTCCGCCCCCGGCTGCTGGGAGTGGGACGTCCGGGCGGGCGGCGACCGCTGCACCGGGACGGCCGGGACGTGGCGCAAGGCGTACGACGGCGCGGTGGAGGACCTGGCCTGGCTGGGCCGCGGGCGCTGACGATTATCCGGGCGTCGTCGCAGGGGAGGCCCGTTGCTTCACATCCAGTGCAACCAGTGCGGCAAGTGGACGGTCGCCGGCCCGGAGGCTGGCGCCGACCCGGCCAGCGCGCTTGAGTGCGGCTGCTGCACGCAGGCCCACAACCACGACCTCGCGGCCAACGCCTGCCCCGGCGCGGGGCTCAACCACCAGGGCGCGGCGTGCTCGCACCCGGACGGCGGCTGGGCCTGCAACGTGGTGACCCCGCTGGGCGAGGACTGCCCCGGCGGGCACTGCGGGCTCGGCGTCGAGGGCTGCACGGTGTGCAGGCCCATCACCATCACGATGCTGGCCGGGACGGTGGGCGGGATGAGCCTCAATGCCTAACATGACCGACCGCAACACCAGCGGCAACAACCTGGTCAACAAGCTGCAGCAGGCGATCTACTGCCTGACGGCGACCACCACTTACACGCCGGGCGCGGGCGGCGGCTCCGCGTTCACCGTCACGCCGCCGTTCTACCTGCGGCTGATGTCCGCCCAGGGCTCCAACACCGCCAACGGCACGGAGCTGTCGGGCACCGGGTACACCGCCGGCGGCAACACCATGGGCTCCCCGGCGTTCGGCAACCCGGCCGGCGGTGTCATCGCCAGCGCCAACTCGATCTCGTGGACGGCGGGCGCGGCCTGGTCGGCCGTCGTCGCGGTAGAGGCCTGGGACTCGGCGGCCACCAAGCTGCGCTACCTGCAGGGCGCCATCACCTCGGTCACCCTGGCCAACGGCAACACCCTCAACTTCGCCGCCGCGGCCATCACCGCCGACTCCTCGCAGTCGTAGGAGGCCGGCATGCCCGGCACCCTGTGGTCCGCGCCCAGCAGCCCGGGCAACGTCGCGTCTAATACGGTGTCGTCGTTCACCACGGCGACGCTGACGGACGTCTCTCCCGGCACGTGCCTCATCCCGGCGGGCGCGCTGAACCCCGGCACCCGCGTGCGCATCACCGCTACCGGCTCCTACGTCGCGACGACGACGGCGAGCACCATCACCTGGGGCCTGTACATGAACCAGGCCGGGACGGCGATCGGGACCACCGAGGCCATCCTGTGCGTCAGCCCGGCCGTCAGTGCCGTCGCCATCAACGGCATTACCTGGATCGCGCAGTACTGGGGGCACATGGCGGCGGTGAGCGCGACCACCGGCACCAGCGCGTCGATCGTCGGGCACGGCCAGATGAACACCGGCGCTACCTCGCTGACCGGGGCCATGGCCGTCTACCCGATGCCGGTCACCGTCGCCGGGATGACCGTCGCGCAGACCGCGACCGGCCTGGTCACCTACACCGAGCAGAACGTGTTCATCGGCGTGACGATCGGCACCAACACCGGCCTGACCTCGATCACGTGCGACGAGCTGACCTGCGAATTGATTGGCTAGGTAACCGTCTGCTAAGGGGTCGGTGATGGCCGTATGGCACTGACCGTTACCGCCACGCAGACGGGCACCGACACCGCCAACGGCATCGCCCTGACCGTCAAGGTGGTCACCGGGGCGAAGCCGGCGGCCAGCCAGCCGGGCGCCACCGCGGACTCGGCGACGGTGACCACCCCGCAGATAGCCATCACGCCGACGGCCAGCGGGTCCTGGGTCTACGGCAGCATCGTGCTCGCCGTCGCCACGGCGACCTCGTCGCCTGACGCGAACACCACCTTCACGCAGAACGTCGCTGACAGCACCAACGGGGTGGCCTACGCCACGTTCCGGTCGACGTCGGGCACGACCACCAGCTCCACCACCTACGGCGCGGCGGCGCCGACCGAGGCCGCCGACGGCATCTTCATCGCCATGGCGGAGATCCTCGCCGCGACCACCCTGGCCGAGGACGCGAGCAGCCCGGCGACCGTCGAGACCGCCGCCACGGACACGGTCAGCACCGCCAGCTTCACCCCGCCCGCCGGGTCCCTGCTGGTCGCCCAGGTAGCGTCCAACGCGAGCGGCGCCGGCACCTCGATGGCCATGACCGTCACCG